TACCCTCTACCGCGGCAGACAGACTAGCCGCAGCATTGTTTTGTTCACTCATTTGATTTGGTTTTCTATGCCGCGACGAGCCCCTTGTTCCTCAATTGGGCGGAAATGTCGGCGGTGAGGTTCTTGTAATAATCGACCTTCTGGCGGGTCGCTTCATTTTCATTGTCGTCCTCTTTGACGTGACGATTCGCCAGCCAATAGAGCGCACCTGCGCCCGTGCCGGCAGCCGCGCCGGTGAGCAAAGCACCACGCATGCCCGTCCGCGTCGCGCCAGGCAGGACTTTCGCGAGAGTCGCCATGACCTCGGCGACACCGGCCGCTTTCGTGATATAGGCCCGCTCCTCCGCTTCCAGGTCCCTACGATACCGTGCATTGCGCCCGAGGGCGGACAGCACGCAGTCCGAATAGGGCTGCAAATCGTTCGACCAGCGGCGCATCTCCGCAAACTTGGTGAATAGATGAAATTCTGGCGTGTCCATCTTCGCGGCGTGGGCGTAGGCATCGGCCGCGATTTGAAATGCCACCTTCTCCATTACCCCCTGCGCGGCCTCGGCGCTCTGATGGAGCGAGGCATCCGTATGCAGCGCAATACGGGTCTGCTGTGCGTCCGTGTGATTGAGTGCGGCGACCATGGCGGCGGCCACTTTGGTGAGTGATTTGTTTTGCATGTGAGTTGCTTTCTTCTGGTACCCGGCATATCCGCCGAGTCCGGCACCGAGAAGCCCGAGCTTCCAGGTCATGCCGGGATCTTTGCCGGTGAAATACTGCATGGCTTTGTCGCCAAGGAAACCAGCCAGCAAGCCCATGCCGCCGCCGGCCAACGCCCCGCGACCCGCACCCTGTTGAAACAGCGGAGCGATGTGCTTGGCCATGCCTTGGAAATTGGATGTGAGCCAATTGCCCGCCTGGTAGGGCAGGGAGCGCGTCATCGTGTCGTAGGGCTTGTGCCGCCACATGGCCGCCAGCGCAGGATGCTGTCTTTGAAATTTTGGGTCCACGGCCGCTGTCTCATTCGCAGTCAGCTTCAGCGGCTGTCCTGGATTTAGAGGATCAGACGTCGCTGGCGGGGCGACTGGTGGCGTTGGGATGGCGGGCGTCGACATTTGGAAGATGGTATCCTACGGCTGCCTGAGGATCAATCCCTGCGCGGCCATCGTCTTCGGTAGAATGGTTTCGGGCATCATGGATTCCACTGGCAGCAGCGGATCGGTCTTGTCTGTGTTCACGGGTGTCGCGTCCTCCGGCTTTTTGAAGTCCTTTGATTTGGAACGCTGGTGCGTGAAGAGGCCGCTTTCCTGCAGGGACTTCAGCATTTCATCGGCGGTGCGGTGATGGGGCATGTCAGGAAGTATAGCTCGTTTCCGGGGCGTTTGCCAATTCCTGCGCTGCCTTCATTTCGGCTTTCTTCTGTTTGCGTATTTGCCACGCCAAGACCATGCGCCGTTTGGTCTCCTCAGACTTGGGTTTTCCTTTTTTCGATTGGGACATTTTATTACGGGTCTCGTCGGACGCCTTTCTACCCGTTCGTGTAGCGGACATCTGCTTTCTTGCCGCTTCTGACCACGTCCTCCCTCGTGCTGCAGCCGCTATCTTAACAATGGTTTCTGGAGAAGCCTTCCTTCCTTTCACTGCTTTGGATATCTTTGCTCTGGTCTCTGTGGATGTCGGATGTGTCTTGTAGTACTCTAACCTTTGCACCATTACCTCTGGCGCAATAGGCCTTCCTTTTTTAGCCTTGGACATGTTCTCGCGACTCTCCGCCGAGAAAACATTTCCTTTGTTTGCCTGCGAGATACGTGAACGCATGACCTCCGTTTTCTTGAACCCGAGCAAGGTGGTTCCTGGTTCGGTCACGGTATTAAAGCCTTCCACGGAAGCCGAATTCAGAAATTTGATATAAAAAGTCTCCCACTTCAAAACCTCAGCGGGCTTACACTCACGCAGCACCTCGAAATCGCACGCAGACGCTCCGTATTTTCTAATTGCCGAGTGAAACGCAGTTTTACTCCCACACCTAGCTTGCCTCAGGTGCGCCGTGTACCGCCGTTGAATGCTGACTGAAGCACTCCCCACATAACACATTCCGGTTTCGCGATGAATTGCGCAATACACTCCAGTCAAACCGTGCATTCGAAAAATGGGCATGCGCATTTCAGAGGGGCTCTCCTTTTTCGGATTATCCAAATTATTCAGGAACTGCAAATTGACTTCACGCATTTGATTTACTGCTGGGGCTGCTGAGGCTGTGTCACAGAGGCACGCCCTTGCGATGCTCCTTGTTCTTTGACTTGTTTGAAAAGCCGCTGGCAGTAGCCCTCAAGCACCGGATCCGTGGCGCGCACAGAAGCCATATCCTTCGTCCTAGTCGCCTGGTCAGGGGCCGTTCTCCAACGCTCCACAATTTCCTGAGCTTTGTTCTGGACATCAATGGGTGTGGATTGTGGGCCTGCGCCCCCAGCGCCAGGCGCATTGCCGTATCCCGCTGTGGGGGTTGCTCCGGGTTGCTGGGGTGCGTCTTGGAGAGTGCCTTGTTGTTGCTGGAGTTCAAATTCCCGCTGGGCATCTCCCGTGATCTTCATGATTTCCATGTCCTCCATCACGCGCTTCTTTTTCTCTGCGACAGGGTCCTCGATATTCACAGACCCAAGCCCTCGCTCGTAACTAATCTGACCGCCAGCCATGAGCTGCATGTAAATGCCGCGATCCTCCAATTGATCCGCCATTTGCGAACGACTGAGACGGGTCTGCATTCTCGCCGCACCGCGCACATCCTGAATGGCGTCTGCCGTCCAGCGAATCACCTTGTTGAAGGAATAATAATAGAACTGATGCTGGCTCTCGAACAACCGGAAGGCCGATGGCATGTTCTGAATCTCCACGGTGCCTTTATACAGCTCCACCGGGGTGCCGATGGCATCCATCAGCGCGTTGGTGTGATACTCGATGTTGGCACTCTGCACCAACGCCTGGGCATCGCCGCCAGCCTGCACCATGGAGACCGGATACGGCAAAGAATGAATCGCATAGGGGTCGCGGCGATGATTGGCGATCAGCTCCCGGATCTCGCCGCGCACATTGGAACCGAGCATGTCCTGCAGCATGACGTCTCCCGCCCCGGCAAGATTCGGAACCATGATGCGCAATGGCAGCACGCGGTCGCGGGCCACAGCCTCGTCAATCCGACGCATGACCTGCAGATGATGCAGCTGTCGGTAATTGATCAGCGTCTCCGGAATTCCCCACGCCGAGTTGCGCAGGCAATTGATCGTCGGAGACTTCATGTGGAAGATATGGTCCGGGTGGTACAGGAAATCCTCGTTCTTCGAGAGCGCCTCCAGGAACTCAATCGGCATGTCGTTGCAATAGAACGGGTCGCCCTGTGTGATCTGCTGGCGGATTTGCTCCGAGAACCTGCGCACGTAGCGCGTGTTGTTCAGCATCGGGGTGATGACCAGATGCATCTCGTGCACCGGAACCCGGATGAGCTTGAACCGGCTGACGTCCTTGCTGGCGCGGTCGTAGAAATCCAGTCTGACCTTGCGACGTTTGCCAATGGCCTTGCCTGCATCCCGCGGGTCGATCACCTCGTACATCATCTCCTTATAGAGATATTTGACGGGACCGAGGCCCTCGAACATGGAGACGTGCCATTCGCCGGGAATTCGATTCTCCATCTCCTTCGGGAAATAGAGCATCCGGTCAAATGGTTTGTAGTGTGTGAAGAATGTATTGCCGTAGGCGGCCGATTCCATCCCACCAATGGTGCACTCCCCTTTGATGTTCACCTGATCGATCAGGATGTCCGTGAGCATCTCCTGCTCTTTTTTGTCACCGTGCTTGTCGCCGATGAACTCAATGCCAGGCGCCAGGAAGTAGCTGGCAATTCGATGCTTGGCCTGTTTGTAGGCGGGATTGAGATGGTAAAGGAACGCGCAGAAATCAAAAGCGGACTCCAGCGTGCGCGGCATATACTGCGCCGCATCCATCATGTACGGATCCTCGAATTGGGCCTTCCCTCCCTTGAAGGTCATCCCAAATTTCGATCCCAATTCCGTGCCGATGTCAGGACAATGCATGTGCTACTGGTCTTCGGAATGACTTGGCTTCACGCGCACCGCCGCATTTTTCTCCAGCGGGCGGGCATATACCTCGGGCAATTGCTCCCCGC